TGAAACCAAGAAGGTGATTCAGTATATCGACAAGATCTGTAAGGAACGAATCGAACCATTCATCGATCGTTCTTATCAAGAGCTTGCCGAGTATATGCATGCATACGATCAGAAGATGCAAATGAAGCGAGAGAACATCGCCGATAAGGGTATCTGGAAAGCCAAGAAGATGTACATCTTGAATGTGTGGAACTCTGAAGGCGTTGAGTATGAGAAGCCGAAGTTGAAGATGACAGGCATCGAAGCAGTTCGATCCTCGACTCCGACTGCATGTCGTGATGCCATTAAGAAGTCTCTCGAGATTATCATGGCTGGATCCGAATCGGATCTTCAGAAGTATGTCGCCAACTTCAAGTCAGAGTTTTCATCTCTTGGGTTTGACGACGTGGCTTTCACTCGCGGTGTCAAGGACATCGAGAAATATTGGGTAGGTGGTAGGTTCCAAAGCCAGACTCCTATCCATGTTCGTGGTTCTGTGGTCTACAACGAAATGTTGAAGAAGAAGAAACTCACGAATAAATATCAATCCATTACCAGCGGTGAGAAGATTAAGTTTGCATACTTGAAAAACCCAAATCCGACACAAGACTATGTCATCTCGTGTCCGAATGGTCTACCAAAAGAATTGAAGATGGAAGCTTACATCGACTATGCGGTGCAGTTCGAGAAAGGCTATCTCAGCCCTATCGAGTCGATCACTAACACCATGGGATGGCAAGCAGAAAAACGCGCAACACTGGAGGATTGGTTCTCATGATGGTAACAGAATACAATGGTAATGGAAAATATGCAAACCGTCGAGCTGAATTGCATAAGCAAAGCTATGATGATTATTACTATGTCAAGTTTTTTGAAAATGATGAGCATATTGAAACGCGAGTTTTAAAAGAAAAAACATTACGATACGCAGAAGATTGCGCTGAAAACTGGACAATAGGAGTTATTAATGGCTAAACTAGATATAGACTTAGACTTTGATTTTGGTTTCACGACTTCATCTGAAGAAGAAATCAAACAAGAAGGCAACGATAAGGCAGATGCAATGTATGCTGCCATCATGCCTTTACTTGTAAATTTAAAGAAAGATGCAGATAAAAACCCGATCATCAACTGGCCTAATCGTGCCGAGAAGATCGATCTCTTCATTACTAAATTAAATAAGATTCTCGCATCTTAATGGTGTACAAATAAAGATATATCGTATATACTGGGACAATCAGACAAGGAGAAGTTATGTCAGACCTATTAAATAAATTGCGTAAGAATACCACAATCAAGGATTCAGATATTCTGTCTGATTCCAAGTTCTTCAATGCCAAGGACATGATCCGCACGACAGTGCCTGCAATCAACATTGCATTGAGTGGTAAAATTAATGGTGGCTTCGTCCCTGGTCTGACCATTTGGGCAGGTCCATCGAAGCACTTCAAAACTTCTTTTAGTCTTCTTATGGCGAAGGCATATATGGACACGTATTCAGATGCAGTCATGCTTTTCTATGACTCAGAATTTGGTACTCCGCAATCTTACTTCGACTCGTTCGGCATCGACACATCTCGAGTTCTCCATACTCCCATCACAGATGTCGAACAGTTGAAGTTTGATATTATGCATCAGTTCGAAGAGATCAAGCGTGGCGATCGTGTCATCGTTGTGATCGACTCGGTCGGCAATCTCGCTTCGAAGAAGGAAGTCGAAGATGCACTGAAGCAGAACTCAGCCGCCGATATGACTCGCGCAAAACAACTCAAGTCGCTCTTCCGCATGGTTACGCCCCATCTTAACCTGAAGGATATTCCTCTGATCGTGGTCAACCACACATATCAGACGCAAGAGATGTACTCGAAGGCCGTCGTATCTGGTGGTACAGGCATCTATTACTCAGCTGACAACATCTTCATTCTTGGTCGCCAACAAGAGAAAGATGGCAAGGAAGTCACTGGCTACAACTTCATCATCAACGTTGAGAAGTCTCGCTTCGTAAAAGAAAAGAGCAAGATTCCAATCGAAGTATCATGGGACGAAGGCATCAGCAAGTGGTCTGGTCTACTTGACATGGCGCTCGAGTCTGGTCACGTGATCAAGCCAAAGGTTGGCTGGTTCCAAAAGGTTGATATGACTACTGGAGAAATCTTCGATAAGTCATATCGCTTGAATGATACCTATAACTTCAGCTTCTGGCATCCTATTCTACAGTGTCCTAAGTTCAATGAGTTCGTTGAAAAGAAGTACGCTGCAGCTAACGGTGCCATTATGCAGAGTGAAGACGAAGTGGCAGATGTCTATGAGATGGAGGATGAATGAGAATTGAACATATCATATTTGGAAACCTTATCGAAAACGAGGAGTACGGTCGTAAGGTCATTCCATTCCTCAAAGAAGAATACTTTACAGACACCGTAGATCGTAAGATCTTCTCTATCATTCATGAATATGTGGGAAAGTATAACAACTTTCCTACAAAATCTGCTGTCGAGATTGATCTCAACGATGTCGGCGGGCTGTCTGACGATCAGTTCAAACTTGCTAAGGAAGTTGTATCTGGCCTTGATAAGTCCGAAGATCGTGATGTGGCATGGCTCGTAGATAATACCGAAAAGTTTTGTAAAGACAAGGCATTGTATAATGCTTTGATGCAATCGATTCAGATCGTCGATGATAGCAAGAAGGATAGCATCTCGGTTGGATCGATTCCACAGATCTTGACTGACGCACTCGGTGTTTCTTTCGATAGCCATATCGGCCACGACTTCTTGAATGATGCAGCAGAACGTTATGAGTTCTATCACCGTAAGGAAGTTCGCATCGGTTTCGACCTTGACTTCTTTAACAAGATTACTCAAGGCGGTCTGCCTCGTAAGACACTGAACATTGCTCTTGCTGGTACTGGTGTCGGTAAGTCATTGTTCATGTGTCATAACGCGGCTCAAAACTTGATGTCAGGTCAGAATGTCTTGTATATCACTTTGGAAATGGCAGAAGAAAGAATCGCCGAGCGTATCGATGCAAATCTCCTCGGTGTGACACTCGACGATCTGAAGGATCTACCTCAAGCGATCTACTACAAGTTGGTAGGGAAAGTCAAGGAACGAGCAAAAGGCAAGCTCATTGTGAAGGAGTATCCAACAGCATGCGCAGGATCCGCAAACTTTCGACATCTCTTGAACGAGTTGAAGATCAAGAAGAACTTTATCCCCGACATTATCTACATCGATTACCTGAACATCTGTGCGTCGTCGAGGATCAAGCCGGGATCGAACGTGAACTCGTACACTTACATCAAGGCGATCGCCGAAGAACTACGCGGCCTCGCCGTCGAGTTCAACGTGCCAATCGTTTCTGCTACTCAGACTAATCGTTCTGGTTTCAGCAACTCTGATGTCGGTCTCGAAGATACATCTGAATCGTTCGGTCTGCCAGCAACGGCCGACTTTATGTTTGCCTTGATTACGAGTGAAGAACTACGTCAGCTCAATCAGATCATGGTAAAGCAGTTGAAGAATCGTTACGGCGATCCTTCAGTGCATAAGCGATTCGTGATTGGTGTCGACTACTCGAAGATGCGTCTGTATAATGTAGAAGCATCTGCTCAAGAAGATCTTGTTCAGGATGAAGATCGACCAGTCTTTGACAACTCCGCTTCTGGTTATCGACTCGAGAATGAATCGAAGCCAGTCAGTAAATTCGAGAAAATTAAATTTGCAGGTTTCAAATGATCGATAATCTCAGGAACGGCTGGATAGTCAATACAGTCAAAAATCCTAAATACAAATGGAAGTGCCAGATACTAAAGAATTCTTGGTGGATGGTCGAGGAAGGCAATGAGCCTAATTGGTTTCATCGCAAGATGCAAGAACTTTGTTTTGGTTTTAAATGGGAGAAGATTGATGGTTAACTACAAGATCGTAAATACTGGAAAGATCGTCAACGTTGGTGGCGGGTTTGGCGAAATAGGCGGTGATATCCTTGAGACCAAGACAGATCAGATTGTAGTCAAGGGTATGCGTATGTCCAAAGCCAAGGAGATGGTTCGTCACCTAAACTTTGGCGGTGGGTTTGATGGATCTACGCCAGCATTTTTTTTAGCTGAACGCGAAAAAACTTTAGAATTGACTGTAGAACTTGTATAAATAGATGTACACTATGTGGTGCGTGGATATACAGTTTTAACTGTGTAAGAGGCAAGTGTCTTAATTGACGACTGGAATAGGCAGGGTCACAGGTGGGGTTCCTCCTGCTACACGCATGATGGGCGGCTTTCGGGTCGCCCATTTTTTTGTTTACAATATATTCAAAATAGGGTATAATGGTTCTTTAACAAGGAGAACTACAATGCGCGTCACAGATGAAATTCTTTACAATATATTCAATAAATATGATCGCGAATGCTGGTTTAGCACACCATGCCAAGCAGCACTAGTTAGAGAAAAAATAGATGCCCTTGGAAATTTTGATAAACTGCATGCTCGATATAAAAAGTTAACTGATCGGATTAGCTGGCTTCAACGATGCACTGAATATGACGTAACTGTCATAGAAGAAGATGGAAGAATTTGGTATGAAAACCGATTGGACTCTGCACGGCGATGGGGCCAAATTAGTGACAAAGACGAGAAAATAATGAAGATGGTAGGAATATCAAAATAAACATGTACATTTTATCAAAACTTTGGTAAGGTGGTCCTATAATCAAGAAGGAAAATAAACATGTACAATATTCAATATTTCGATCGCCTTAACAACAACCTCGACACCTCTTCGCCAAAATTCCCTACCATTCAACTTCTCGTCGATTTTATTAATCAAAATCCGACACTCGAATATTCGATCGTCCTTTACAAAAACCACTTCGTCGCCCCAACCGTCGACGATATTATCCTTAACAAAAAACCTCGTTTAAAATTCGTTAGACTCATGTCTCGCATATCGACTATTTTTGATAACTAAAAATAAACATGTACAATTAATCGATATCGCTGTATACCAGAATCTGAAGGAAATTATATTATGACAATGCATCTTCTCGGCCCTGCTTACACG